CGCGCGTGCCGCCGGTCTTTCGCGACAGCCCCCATCCCTCAAACCGATGACGCCACGCGACCGCGTTGCACAGCAGCGCGCATTCTTCATGCGACATGGTCGCGCCATACTTGCGCCGTTCCTCACGGATACTGTCTAGCAAGTTCTGCATACTCACTCCTTCCCGTCAGACGGCAGCGGGGTCAGCGCCTCGGCGGCATCGTCCATCTGATACACCGCCGCCGGGTCGAGGCCCGCCGCCGCATACGCGGCCTCGCGCTTCTGCTGCCAGCGCGCATAGGACGCCTGCATTTCACGCTGCAGGACCTGTCCCTCGATCTCAATCGCCTTGATCTTCCAGTAGTGCGGCTGCTGTGTCGTCTCGCTCATCTGCGGATGCTCCGCGGCCTGTCGGCCGGACTAGGTCAGGTGGACGGTCTGCCCGAGATTGAGCAGGCCATACGCCAGACGTGTTTCGCTGCCGGGATCGGTGCGCTTCAGCTCCCACCAGTAGGACCGCTGCGCGATGGTCGCATTCGCCGCCGTGATGGCGACGTTCGCGGCCTGCGTGTTGCTGTTCGGGTTCTGATGATGCGTGCCGGTGATGGAGATGCCGCTGCCGACGGTCTTCGTGATGACCGCAGCCGCGTCCGCGTCGGCTAGGTTCGTCTTGACCATGAAGCTCAGCGCATAGCCGGTGATGTCGCGGATAGCCGTCTCGGTGTCGTCGGTGTAGACCGTGAACGTCAGCGTGTGGTCACACCCGTAGTCGAGATCGATCGTGCTCTGAATGCCGCTCACGTATGCCCCCTTGAGACGCATCGTCGATACATGCGATGCCGGAATGCCTGAGACCGTCGCCATTACACAAACTCCATCAGTCGGTTGAGCCACCCGGCCGCGAACACGCGCTGCGACGGGTCACTGAGCAGCCGCGCCAGATATCGGCCACGTGCCCGCAGAACGCCACGCCGCAGGCCCTCCGCGCCCTTGACCGCCACAGCGCTGAGCGTCTGCGGCCCGAGTTTGCCATCGACCGTCACGCCCGCCACGCGCTGCAGTTCTTCGATGGCCCGGCGTGGCCCTGAATGCACGGCGTAGTCCACGAGTAGACCGCGCAGCAGCGGGTCCGCTATTTGGTCGAGGCCCGGCCGCTCAAGATACTCGCGCCGGTAGATGTCCCGCGCTTCAGCCTCGCTCATGGCGAACACGTCGTCGGCCGTGACCGGCTGCCCGCGCCACGCGGCCAGCGTCTTCAGCGTGATGCCGTAGTTCGTCGGCCCGCCCCGGTCGGACGGATGATTGACGTAGCCGCCCTCACGCCGAAGCACCTCGGTGATGACGTCCTCGGCCGTCATGGCAGGAACGCCTCGATGAGCTTCACCACGACCGCCACACCGCCCGCGACCGCGCCGCCCGCCAGCATGCCGATACGGCCGGGGCTCCGGTCGTGCAGCACGGCGACCCGCTGCTCCAGCGTGCCGACGCGGCCGTTCTGCTTGGCGACCTTGTCGTTGAGTTCGGCCAGCAGGCGCACCAGCTGCTGATGCCGCTCGTCCATGAGTTGCCAGAACAGTTCATCGTGCTCGGCCATCGCCCGCTACTCCGTGACGGGCGGCCGCACAATCGGCACGGCCGGGTCGCCGCCGGTCGGCAGCGTGATCGGAAAGCCCGCGAACGCCGAGAGCGCGGGCAGGGACGCTACGATGAAGGCGCGGACTTGCGCCTCGACCGCAGGGTCAGTGGGCGACAGGGCGCGGTGCCCGACCTGCCCGAGCGTGTCGTCGATCAGGTCGATGCCCGCCGTGAGAGTGACGCCGGACGGCGTGATGCCGATCTGGCCGCTGATGAGTCTGCCGGTAATTGCCATGTCGTGTCTCCTTAGTGACTTCGCGCCTTCAGCGCGTCAATCTCGGCCTGCTGCTGCTGCACCACGGCCACAAGATACGCGGTCACGCGGTCATACGTCACGTAGTTGGGCGTGCCGCTTTCGCCGCCCTCGTCGTAGGTGCAGAGGAGCGGGGCGATCTGTTGCATCTCCTCGGCGATGAACCCGACGTAGCGCCGCTGGTCTTCGTCCGTCTTGCCGCGATAGGTGACGGGACGCATCGCCATCAGTGCGGCGCGTGCGTCGGCGGTGTCGAGCCTTTCGACGGCGTGCTTGTAGCGGAGTGACGAAGTTGAGCGACGAAGATAATCTGACGTAGAACCGACCCATGCGTTTGCGGCGCTGGCAGTTGTCGGAGGCGCAGTATTGAGATAGATCCCAGTGGTATCTAGCTGGCAGTTGCTCGCCCCTCCCACTGTAAACCGCAAGACATTGGCGCCCTCCTCGGAGATGTAGGTATCGCCCGTCCCCGCCACGCCGTCGATATAAAGGCGTTTGGTCGCAGCAATCGCCAGACCTTCCGCACTGCTTACGATGCCGGTCTGGAACGCGTAGCCCGATGCCGCTCCCGCGAAGGTGAGCGTGTTCGTGCTGTGCGTGATGGTGATGTCGCCCGACGCGATGTTGATCACGGCGCCGCTGCCGAGGAACAGATCGTCGCCGACGGTGACGTCGCCGTCGAACACCGGCGAGTCCTTCAGATACTTCAGGTTCTCGACGATGTCGGTATTCCAGATCGACGCACTCACCAGTGCGCCGGTCGATCGTGTCGTTGGTGCGGTCCAGACTGCCATGTCTCCCCCTTAACTGAATGCCAGCCAGGTCGTATTGCCCAGCTCGGAATAGCCCGTCTCACCGAGCGCCCAATAGGCCTGCGTATCGGCCGGGGCCAGCGTCCATGTCACCGACGGAATGCCGGGGGCCATGACCTCGATCGCGACGGCCTGAATGTAGAAACTGGCCTGCAGGCCAGTGACGGTTTCCTCAAGCGCAATGCGGTCGCCGACCTCACGCGCGAGGATTTGCGTCTGCAGCGCCGCCGTGCGCGGCCGCACCTGCACGCTGCCGACCGATGCCCGGTTGAAATAGGACAGCTGCGTCGTGACGCCCAGCTCGCTACTGCCTGCCGTGCCAAGCGACCAGATGCCGATCTCCTGCGGGCCATACAGCCCGAGCAGATACTCGGCCGTCGACTGGCCCACGGCAGGGTCCGACTGATACGGCAGGTCAATGACGGCCACCTGCTCGCCGAAGTCGGCTGCGAGCGACGTGTCTTCGGCTTCGGCCACGGTCGTCTCGAAGTCGTAGACGCCCTTGCCGCGCGCCTGCAGCTTGGTGATGTAGGCGACCTGTCCGCTGTTGTTGGTGATACTCCACCGGACGCCGTTGCCGCCGAGAGCGGCCGTGACCGCTATCGACGCCGTCAGGTTTGTGCCGCTGCCGTCGGCGGCACTGTTCATCAAATAATCGGTCGTCGCGACCGGCGTCACCATGTCCGTGCCGCCCACGCGGGACGCGCGGTTGTTCGGGTCGGTATACGGCCCGAGCAGCGTCACCGTGCCGTCGACCGGAATCTCGGTGACCGACTGCAGCCGATACAGCACGACCGCCGCGCTGTCGACCGTGCGCGGATGCGTCACGACCTGCACCTTCGTCAGCAGCTCGTCGCGACTGCTCGTTACGGACAGGCCACTCATGTCGTTCTGCAGCGTGACCGCGTCGGTCGTGTTCGCGCGGTCGAAGCGCGCTTCGAAGACGACCGTGCCGTCACCCTTCTGATACAGGTAGCCGAGTTCCGACATCGTGACCCGCGCCAGTTCCTGCAGCACGGGATTCGCCCGATCGTCGCGCGCCGTGTCGAGCGCGTAGGCATACGTGTCGGCCCCGGTCGCGATGCTCTGCGACTCTGGCGAGCGTGGCACGTTGCCAATCAGTAGACTGACAATCTCGTCCGACCGCTTATTGAGTTGTGTGGCGAGGCCCGCCACCGTCGACCGTGCCGCCTCGTCGAACCAGTCGGCCGACTCGACGATGACCCGTCGCGGCCCGTAGGCCCCAGGCTGCGGGGCCACCGCGACGATACTGCCCAGGTGCTTGACGTGCCAGCTACTCGTCGCCGGGTCCTGAAACTGCACGCGGACGCGAATGCCGATGGCGAAGCCCACGCGCGCGTTGCCGTTGCCGGGCGAGTAGTAGCCGAGTCGCCCGCCACTGTTCCGCTCGCTGTTGTTGAGCTCGAACCGGCACACGCCCGCGCCTGCCGTGCGGTCCGTCGGGCCGCCGCCCTGAATCCCGTATTGAATGCGGATCGGGCTCAGCACGTCGGCCGTGACGTCCGTCCAGCCGTTGCCGCGGCCCTGCAGCTCAAGCTCGATCTTCGGGACAATCGCCGCCATCGTTACCCCGCCACCAGCACGGCGTCACGCACCGCGCGCCCGATCATCTGCGGCAGCATGGCGAAGTCCGACCGCAGGCCCGCGACCTCGGCCGCGACCGCATCCGACATGCCGCCTACGCCCGTCGCCTCGGCGAACGCCGCCGCCTGCCCACGAGGCACCACGGCCTCGTCCCCGTGCAGCCGCGCCATCGTGCCCCCGCCGAAGTTGCGGAACCATGACCCGGTCGTCGCCTTGGTGCCGCGCGCATAGCCCTCGCCGACGCGCGTCGGGTCGCCTTCGGGCGCCGTGACGTTGACGGGGATATCGATGCGGTCTGGCAGTTCGTCGAGCGCAAGGCCGATTTTTTCGATGCCGTCGACGGCTGCCGCGGCCTGCGCTTTCATCTTCGCCTCGATCTCAGCGATGACGCGCGCGCTCTCGCCCGCTGCGCCCTTGCTGGACTTCCACAGCCGCTCCGCATCGGCCAGCGCCTCGGCCTCGGTCCGGCCCATCGCGATATACGCATCGCGGATGGCAATGACAGTTATCCTCCACGATTCGTTCCCGGCTTCGTTCTTCTGCGTCTGCGTCAGCAGGCCCGCCAGCTGCTTCTCGAAGTCAGCGACGGCCTGCCGCCCCCGCAGTTCTTCCTGTGACGGCCCGCCGAAAATCGATTTGAAGAATCCGGCGATCTTTTCGGCGACCGGCCCAAACATGGGGCCGAGCGTCGGCAACAGCGCCGTAATCGCCGAGCCGATGCCAAACGGCAGCGCGGCCGTGATGGCCGGACCAAACTTCGTTGTGAAGCTCTGCATGAGGTTTGTGCCGATGGTCGCCCCGGCCGCCCCGATCACACTGCCGCCTCCCTGGATGGCCGCGATAATCGACTGCGGCAGGCCCTGCATGAGCGTGGCAAACCGGCTGACGGTCTGCGTGCCCGCGCCTTCGACGGTCGCCGCCACAGCCACAATCGACGGGGCCAGCACCGCGCCATTCGTCTGCGCCCACTCCTCGGTCGCCTTGCGTGCTTCGGCCGTGGCCTTCGCCGTCTCGGCAAGCGTGTTGGTAATCAACGTGCCGTCGGTCATGAAGCCTTGCGCCGCGTTGCGAATGGCTTCACCAGAGTCATCAACACTCGCCCGCAACTCGACGAAGTTCCCTGCCAGCGACTTCACCGACTTGGCAAACTTATCCGCGTCACTCGCCGCGGCCTTCTTGACCTTTGCGACCTTTTCCGTCGCGGTTGCATATTCGCCGATGATGGGCGCCGCCTTCGCGACAGACGCCGTCGTCGGCTCGACACCCTGCCGGTTCATGTCGACGATGGCCTGCCGCGCGTCGGCCGCGCCTTTGCGGAACGACTGAATGGCCTCGGTCGTAATCCCGAGCTTGTCCGCCAGGAACGGCACCTTCTGCGCCATCTCCCCAACGGCCGCGATGCTATCGTAAATGGTCGACTTCCACGCCATGATGTTCATCTTCAGGAAGTCGAAGGCCTTGCCGACGACCTGCGCTGCCGTGCCGAGCACGCGGCCGAGGAGGTCCGCGACCAGCTCGATGACCGGCGCCAGCGGCCCGAGCACCTGGCCGATAAGGCCCATGCCTGCATTGGCGAGACGACCAATGGCATCGCCTGCGGCATCGCCGCCGCGCACGGTATCCTCGCTGAGAATCGCGCCGCTGCGCTCCGCCTCGTCCGCCAGTTTGCCGAGGTCACCCGTAAACGCGGGCAGCAGGTCTGCACCAGACTTCCCAAAGATCTTGGTCGCGATTGTCGCCCGCTCCATCGGGTTTTCGATCTTTGCGATAGCATCGCCGATGGTCGTAAACGCCGCGTCCGGTGACATCTTGAGCAGGTCGCTCGTCGACAGCCGCAGCGCATCCAACCCGGCGACCGCGCCCTTGTCGCCCGTCACGAGGGCTTTCGACATCTTGGTCACAGCGCCGCTCACGTCCTCGAGCGAGACGCCTGCCTGCTCGGTCACGTAGCCGAGTTTCTGCAGCGCGGTCGTGCTGATGCCGGTCTTGCCAGAGAGGTCCGTCAAGTTGCCGGTCAGGTCGAGTAGCTTTTTGCCGGCCGCCACGACGCTCCCGGCAATGGCGATCGGGCCGAGCGCGGTCATCAGCGACGCGCCCACCGTGCGAATAGGCCCCGGCAGGGCTTCGAAGAGGCCTTTGGTTGACTTGGTCGCGTCGTTCAGTTTGACGATTTCCGCCGGGGCCTCAAGTCCCAGCGCCTTCATCTTCGCGAGGGCCTCGCCCGTCGTGCGATTGACGCGGGCCATTTCGGATTCGGTCAGCTTCGACGCGCCGCCGATTTCCTGCACGGCCAGCGCGGCCGCTGAGGCCTCACGAATAATGCGTTCACCAGAAAAAGAATTGCCAACACGCGCAACGGTCCCAGCCGTAACGCCCGCCGCTGACGCCATGCTGTCGAGCGAGCCCTGGGCGGCCTTGGCCTTCGCCATGAAGTCGCTGAAGTCGGCTCGGAATGTCGCTACGACTGCCACAGGCGGCCCCCGGGTAAACGATCGCGCTGCTCGTCCTGCAGCTGCTCGATCAAGACATCATAGACAGACAGCGGCAGGGCCTCGAAGTCCTGCCACGTCCACCGCATCAGTCGGCAGATGCCGAGCCCGGCGCGGATGTAGTCGCGGTAGGGTTTTCCCCGCGCGCGACCTCCTGCGCCTCGATATGCGCCCGCACCGCGGCCTCAATCCGCTCCCATGCGGGTTTCGCCAGACTGTCGACCGCCGACGCGCTGAAGGGCACCACGCGCCCGCTCTCGTCGGTCAGGTTCCAGTCGACGATGTAGGCAATCGTGTTCGCCTTCCACAGCGCCGCGAGGTCCGGCTCGACCGTGCCGTTCGCGCGCACGCTCTTCACCAGCGACTGCTGCACGGCCATCGACTCGCCCACCGTCAGTTCACGCTTGACCGTGACGCTGTAGCCGTCGCCCAGGTCGAGGTCGACGGTTGACGGCTGCACAAACCAGCGCACACTCTGCGGTTTCTTTTTCATCGCTGCCCCTTCTGCGGTTGTGGCGGGCCGAGTGTCGCTGACACCTGCCCGCCGTTCACGGTGACGGATTCGACCGGATATCTCATCGTCTGACGCCCGACATACAGCAGCGCCGTCAGTGGCTGCTGCTGCAGTCGGTAGTCATCCTGTGATACCAGCGAGGCTTCGAGCGAGGCGCCGCCGGGATACGTCTCGAGACGCCACGGGCCGAACACACACGCGGGCAGATAGGCCCACCGCAGTTCACCCGTTGCGCCTCGGACGTGCATGCGACTAGTTGCGGCTCACGCCGCCGTTGAACACGAGATTGCCGCTGATGCCGACAGCCCCGCCGACGGAGTCATCGACCGAAACGCTGGTCGGCCACACCTGCCCATACCAATACTTCGTGGCCGCGCTGGCCGACGGGTAGAGGTAGCAGGCGACCGTGCCCGAGGCCTGCGCCTGGTCGAACGCATCGAACGGCACGTCGGCGTCATCGGCGAAGAAGCCGCTGAAGCTGGCCGTGGCCGACTTGACGCCCATCACAAAGGACGCCGCGGTGTCGCCCAGGCTCGTGACGTCGGCCGTGGCCTGCTCGATGTTGATGGTCCACTGCGTGAGATTGGCGACACTCTGCGCGCTGCCCGCATTGGTCGCCGACAGATACATGACGCCCCCGCGTCCGTGATACTTCGGCATTGCCCTATCCTCCTGTGCGCGTCCATCGCGCGAGATCGTGCATCATCTGCTGTCCGCGAGCCGTCCAGGTCGCATCGGCCACGGCGGCCCGCGCCCCATCCGCACACGCGCGACGCCGTGACGGATCGGCCAGCAGCCCACGAATCAGGGCTGCGGCTTCCGTCGGCGTGGCAAAGGTCGGCATGCTGTCCCCAAACCGCTCGACCACTTCAGGCCGCGCATCGGTCACGACACAGCAGCCCGCTGCGGCCATCTCAATCACACGCGGGTTGCATGATTCTGCCACGCGGCCCGCTGCCGGACGGCGAAAAAAGTTGATAGTGATCGCGGCCGTCTTCGCCAGCGCGGCCAGCTGGTCGTTCGGCACGAGCCCACCCTTGCAGTAGGCGCGCAGCGGTGACGTTTTCGCGATGAGCTCGGTCGTGCCGTAGAGGTGCAGATCGATGCCCGTCCAGTCGATGGCTTCGAACCACTCGACACGCTCCGGGAAGTAGGACCCGCAGAACAGCACGTCACACGGGGCCACCTGCGCTGGCATCGTCACGTCATGCACACCGGGTCGCCACGCATGCGGCAGATAGGCGACATTGCGATTGACCTGCCGGAACGTCTCGACGGCCGCGCGCTCGTTCGTCCACACGCCGTCGACCATCGCCGCCAGCCGCAGCTCGTCGTCGAGGTCGTACGGGGTTTCGGTCGTCAGCAGCCATACGCGCAGGCCGGCGCGCTTCGCGAGCTCGATCTTGTCCGGCGGCAGAAACATCGCCGAGACGACAATCAGGTCGGTGCAATGCTTCTCGAGGGCGCGCTCGATGAGGCCCGTGGTCGCCATGTGCAACGTATCGGCTGCGGATGGCTTCGGCCATGCCTGCCCCTTCTGCTCCCGTCGCTGCTTGCGCCAGAGGTAGTGCAGAAACGCATGCCAGCGCTCGATGCGGCCGTCCAGTCGCCATTCGACGACATGCGCGTCTGCGGCGCGCAGGCCTTCGACCACGCCCTTATAGACATCGTGCGTTGCCCACGACGCGCCGGGATGGCAGACCAGCGCTTTCATGCCGTCGGCTCCGCAATGAGCCGATACAGACCGCCGCGATGCTGATACCGCAGGTCGCGATCCTCGTCGATTTCAACCGTGGCGATTCGCTCCTCGCGCTGCAGCAGCGTGAGCGTGTAGCCGGTAATGGTGAGACTGCCATTCTGCAGGAGGGCCTGTATCCGGTCAGCGGCCGCCTGCACGCCAGACGCGCTCATGCTCTGTTGTACGGCCTTGACGAGATACAGCACCGACTCGAATGCGGCCTGACGTCGCAACAAATACTGGTCCTCGTGGGTCATCTGCTGCACAATGATAAACGGTTCTTCGACGCCCTGCGGGGCCACCTCGCGATAGACGCCGCCGGGGGCCAGCCCGGTCAGTGTGGCATCGCCTGCCAGCTTGGCAATGAGCGCCGTGTCGATGGCTTGGCTACTCACCGATGAGCCCTCCACGCACGTCCGCGCCGGTCACCTCGCCCACCATCTGCACGAGGTCGCCGTAGAAGTCACGCCGCACCCGCGCCGCGACTTCGCCCACGACCGGCCGCGCGGGCTGTCGTCGCGTCCCATACTCGTAGAGGTGCGCGTGCGGGGCCATGCTCTTCACGAGCGAGAGCACGCGGTGCCCTTGCGCGCCGCCGCGCACCTGCCGCACGCCCTTCCGCAGATTGCCCGTCGGGCCTTCGGGATAGGCGGCTCGGATTTCCTCAGCGGCCTGTTGAGCGGCTCGCTCGGCCAGGGCCTGCCCGCGATCGGTGCACACATCGCCGAAGTCGCCGATGAGCGTCTTCAGCTGGTCGAGCCCGTCGAGTTTCAGCGTCGCCTGACTCATGTCGTCTGCTCCTCGCAGGCCAGCACCAGCCAGCGGTCGCGCTCTTGGATGTTCTGCAGGCCGCGCACGTTGAAATATCGACCGTCGTAAGTGAGGCGGCTGCGCGTGGTCACGCCGTCATGCCAGCGCATCGTCACGATGTGCGAGATCGGCGCCGTGACCGTGTTGCCGACCAGCCG